TGGATATTTTAGTCAGATACAACAATATACTCAATTGTTAGATATGACATTAAATGGTCATCCACAACACGATTATGCTTATCATCAACAACGAGTTTATATACACGGTGATTTCGAAGATGAAACACTGAAAGCAAATGAATATATTGTAATAGAAGCTCTTATTAAGATTGATGAAAATACGCATAATAGTATATGGAATGACAAGTGGTTAAAGCTTTATGGTACCCAGTTGATTAAACAGCAATGGGGTTCTAACTTGATAAAATTTTCAGGAATGCAACTTCCTGGCGGAGTATCAATGAATGGCGATGCTATATATGAATCGGCAACTCAAGAAATTTTACGATTACAAGAGGAGTTAAGACTAGAACAAGAAGACCCAGTATCGTTTTTCATAGGATAATAATATGCGAAATATTTATTTCAGTGCTGGTGCAAGGTCTGAACAGAATTTATATGAAGATTTAATTATAGAATCCATAAAGATTTATGGACAAGACTTATATTATATGCCACGTGACTTAGTAAATGTAGATGCTGTTTTTAGAGAAGATCCTGTATCAAGTTTCAATTCTAATTATTTGTTAGAAATGTATGTAGACAACGTCGATGGCTTTGACGGTGAAGGAGATCTATTTACAAAATTCGGCGTTGAAATAAGAGACCAAGTTACATTTACGCTATCAAAACGTAGATGGGAACAGACTGTAATGAGATACGATAATGAGATCACTGGCACTCGTCCCTTTGAAGGTGATTTAATTTTTACACCTTTCTCTAAAAAGTTATTTCAAATCATGCATGTTGAGCATGAACAACCTTTTTATCAATTAAACAATTTACCAGTATTTAAATTACAATGTGAACTATTCGAATACAATGACGAAGATATCGACGTTTCAAATGATGATATTACACAATTAGAAATAGATACAGCATTTAGATATGATTTAACTCTTACTCAAGGTATTACAGCCACTACAAAAGTGGAGCTTGATTAATGGGTCATAGATGGAAAAGATTACGCCGAGTAAGTGTAACAAACCCCGGTGATCAATACGTTGCACCACCGGCTGTTACTGTCGACCCTCCTGCCGCTCCTAAGCAGGAAGCTAAGGCTGTAGCGACTCTAGATAGTACTGGATCTGTTAATGCTATTAACTTAGATAGCGGTGGTAATTTTTATGCAACACTTCCTACAATTACTTTAAGTGCACCTGATTCAGGCGGTACGCAAGCCGAAGCAACAGCTGTTATTAGTGGTGGTGAAGTTACTAGTATTAATATTACGAATGCTGGATCAGGATATTCTAGTGCACCAACTGTTACAATTCCTAAATCTACCGATCTTAAATCAGCATTTACTGCACAAGTAAGTGTTACTTTTGATTCAGCAAGTGGTACAGTTACAAAAGTAAATGTTTTAGACAGCGGGAACTTTTATGATTCATCAAACCCACCTAACGTTACAATTGCTGCACCATTTGATAGTAAGACTTTTGAAGTAGGTGAAGATGTAACTATCGCTGCTAATTCTACCGGTGCAGTAGTTAGTGGTGAAGTTGCTCAATGGATAGATAGTAGTCAGACTTTAAGCTTAATTCACACGTCAAGCACTAGTGGAACTTTTACAGAGCCAGGCGTAGGTCTTGCTATTACGGGTTCAAATTCTGGTGCAACTAGGAAAATTAGTAAGGTTACATTACCAGAAATTGCTGGTGATACATCAGATGAATTTGATTTAGTCGCTCAAGATTTCTTAGACTTTAGTGAGACAAATCCATTTGGAGAACCAGAAGCGGCAACATTAGTTCAAGAGGCAACTGCGGCTGCTACTGCTGCGGCAGCTCCTGCTACTAAAATGGTTATTAAAGGAACAATAAGTGATCCACCATTTACAAGAGCTAAGAAAACATATAAAGTTGTAGGTAATAGTACCACTTATCAATTTGATGCAGATAGTAATAATGGTAATTACGTTGAAGGTTTAAGAGATTTAAGTGTACCAGGTTTTGAATTAAGTACACATACTGATTCTTCCGTAACAAATGCAATGCAAATTAGTTATACACCACAAGTAACTAATGATACGTTGACATTAGCTGGGGATGGATTTGGTAATATAGGCATTGCAGAAGGTAATTATCAATTAAATGAATCTGATGCATCATCACCGATTGTTGGCGCCTTACAACCTGGTGATAGTGCGGCTGTAAGATTTGGAGAAAGTGCTGATGCACCTGAGAGCGACGGATCATTTTTCAGATCAGCTGCTACTCAATTAATAGCAACTGTTAATACAGGTAAACTATATACTGGTCCTACAGGAAATGTTTTCTATTTAGAAATTAACGAAGGCTATATAGATTCAGGCGTGACTGATAGCTCTATGTTGACAGATAGTGCATTTATTGTAAGCATTGATTCTGGCCAGGGATATGGAGGCGGATACGGTAAAGTGTTTGGTATAGCAAGCTCTTCAGGCTCTTCAGGCTCTGGAGGGTCAGGCTCTTCAACTATTGCATGGGGTGGAACTAGAGGATTTTTAATTGGAGGTAATAGAAACGGCGCTCGATCAACTAATATTGAATATTTAAATATAGCTTCTCCAGGTAATTCTAGTAATTTTGGTGATTTAGTTACAGCTACTGAAAGTCATACAAGTGGTGGTAATAAGACTAGAGGAATTACTAACCATGGTACTATTTCAGGATCAAGTTATCCTGCAGGTTGGTCAACTGGTTTAGAGTATTTTACATGTGCTACATTAGGTAATGCTAGTAGCTTTGGTAGTAGATTAAATAAATCAAGTGTTAGTTATTGTGTTGCTGATGGAACTAAAGTTATATGGGCAGGCGGCCAAGGGGGTCCAGCGTCGGGAAGTTATAATAGTGGTAATAACTTTATAGATTATGTAACAGCTGATACTACAGGAAATTCTGTTGACTTTGGTGATATGACAAATGCTAAACACTCCGGTGGATCTACTAATGATGGCACTAGAGGGGTGTTTATGAGCGGACTTACTCCAACACCTGGCTATACAAATGTTATAGATTATATAACTATGGCTACTACTGGAAATGCTATAGACTTTGGAGATTTACATAATGGCAGTGGGGCATATGCGCCATCGACAGGCGTTGTTAGTGATAATAATATTGGTGTAATTGCAGGTGGAATGTTTGACACTACCTATGCTGCAACTAATGCCATAACTAAAATAACTATACAAACTCCAGGCAACTCTAGTGATTTTGGAGATCTTGTTGCCGCAAAAGAAAGACAAGCCGCGGCTACAGACGGTACTACAGGTATTTTTGCAAATGGTTATCAGAATACACCAGATAATTCTATAGTTAAAATTACTATAGCAACACCAGGTAATGCTTCAGACTTTGGCGATACAACAGCTACAACAAATGGTCAGCATAGTGGTATGTCAGGAAATGCAGCGTAAGGAATAAGATATGGCAATACTACGACCAAAATTAAAACTTATTAGAGGAAAGACTTACGTTATAGATCAGAGTGATTCTAGTAATTCAACTCATCCTTTTAAGTTTACAGCTGATAGTGGAGCTACTGAATATACATCAGGCATAACGGCTACTGGAACACCTGGTCAAGCCGGTGCCAATACTACGTTTGTTGTACCTGGTGATGCACCTGATCACATGATGTATTATTGCACAACTCATGGCATAGGCATGGGACAGAAAGTAAGGATAATAGGTACAGCACCAGTTACATATACAGGTGGTGAAGGAGTTTATGACTCAGAAATAACGCACGGTCAATGGAGAAATGCTTCAGATAGTACAACAAGTAATCCACAAATATACATTAGACAACGAGTAGTAGGCGGGCAATCTCAAAGTACATTGGCAACAAATCTTAGAAATGCATTAAATGCTTTACAAATAGGAGATACTATTACAGTTTCAGCATCATCAGGAACATTTAATCCACCTAAAGTATTTACTATTTCAGGTGGTATATCGACATCTCTTGATACAAATACAGA